TCGAAATCGCGACCGGGATGAGATCGTCCATCGCATCGGCGGCGTCTTCGACATCGGGACCATCGCCGTCATCGCCGCCGCCGTCGCCCTGCATCGCATACTCGCGCCGCGCCTCGCGCGCGGCCTTGGCCGCCGCACGAGCGGCGGCACGAGCGGCGGCGCGTGCCGCGAGCTCCTCGGCGTCGACGCGAAAGTCCATCTCGCGATAGCTCGGGGTGGAGAACGGAAGTGCAGGAATCTCAGCCATGGGTGCCACTCCGCAGGGGCAGCACGCGGCCCCCGGTTGAAGAGTTCGAGGTGCGGTCGGTGCTGGCGGTGCTGTCGGTGCTGTCGGTGCTATCAGCCGTCGACATGGCCGCGTCGGTGGTAACCGGCGCGCTTTCCTTCTGCGCCATGCTGGTCGCGAGGTTGCTTGGGACCCCGGCGTCGACGAACCACTGGATCTCGCGCGCGCGCTCGGCAATCACGTCGGGCAGGTCGCGGCCGCTCTCCGCGGCGAACTGCGTCAGCGACTTGGTGCCCGCGTTGACCTCGAGCAGGGCCGCTTCGATTTCTTTCATCGGGTCGACGCTGACAAAGCCCCGCGGCTGCCACTGCACGGTCGTCCAGCGGCGCGAGTCGTAGTCGAGGGCGGGCAGCTGGTCCTTCGCCGTCAGGAGCGCCTGCTTGAGCCAGTGCCGGTAGATGCGATCGAGGACGTGCATCACCAGGCGCTGCTGTTCGCGGCGCCAGTGGTCACGCTCGCCAATCAGGCCGGCGCGCATGGAGGAATAGTTCGCCTGGGACAAGTCGCCGGTGAGGGTCATATAGCTAATGCCGAGACCCGCGGCAAAACTGTGCAGCATCGTGCGCGTGAAGTCCGCAAACGCCTGCGTCGGGTGCGTGGCATCCCACATGGCGAGCTTCTCGCCGGGATTCAAGCGCAGCATCGCGCCCGGCTCGACTTCCATCGGCAGGTCGTTGTTGCCGGTCATCGGGTCCATGGCCGGCGCATCGGGCGACTGCTCGATAGCGGCCATTGACGCGCTCGCGATGCGGGCGGCGACCACTTCGGCCTCGAAGTAGCCGTCGAGCATCTTCAGGTGCCCCATGATCGGGCTGAAGTCGCTCACGCCGCGCACTTGGCCCGGCCGATAGGCGCGGAAGTCGTGAATGATCTCGGACGCCGGAATCCGCACGCGCCGACGGTCAAACGCCGGATCGGTGGGGTGGCGCGTCCACATCCAGTACGCCACGGGCTTGAAATACTGGTCGACCTCGACGCCCTGATAGACGCCGTTCATGTCGGGCGTCGGCGGGCGGTTCCACGTCTCGTCGAGCAGGTCGGGGTCAATCAGCTGCAGCTGGTAGCCGAACGTGCCCTGGCCGAGGATCTCGCGCATCAGGAACTCGCCGTCCATCGCCCGCTGGCTGACCGCCAGCGCGAGCAGCTCGGTGAAGGAGTGCCGACCGCCGGCGTCGCAGTGCTCGGGGCGGCTCCACTCTTCCCAGGCGCACTCGATTTGGCTGTTAGCGCGGGTGAACTCCTTGCCCTCGAGCGTCTGGTTCTTCGCCTGCAGCCGGATGCCATGCGGGCCGACGATGTTCTCGGCGACCAGCGCGACAAAGCGCGAGGCGTACGGCGTATTGCGAACCAGCTCGCGGGCGCGGTTGCGCAGCACCATCATGTCGCCGTAGGTATCCTGCGCGGCCGAGCGACGGCCGGCGAACACCCACTCGGCGGTCAGGCGCGTGCTGGCGGCCCCGGAAAACGCGCCATTGCGCGCTTGCGTCGGGGCAATCGTCCGGGCAATCGCGGCGCGGACGCGGTGCAGGAAGGGGCGCGGGCTCTTGGCGCTCACGATTCGTACCGTCGAAGGATGTCCGGCATCTGGCCGGTCGGGCTGAAGACCGCCTTGATGCGCCCGTAGGGGCGGTCAGGGTTCTGCAGGCGCGCCACTTCGGCGCTATAGCTCGCCCGGAGGCGGTGCAGCTCCACGAGCGGAATCTTCTTGACCCGACGCCCGGCGATTTCGTATTCGTCGATGCCGCCGTCGCCGTTGCCGTTGACGCGGTTGTAGATCGCGGTCTCAATCAGGGCGAGCAGCTGCTGCGCGTGCGCCAGCGCCGGCGTGCCGGTGGCGAGGTTGGCGAGCACCTGCAGCTTGTACTGCACGACGGTGTAGCGGTCGTTGGCGCTGGTGGCCCACACCGTGAGCACATAGGCGCCCGCGACCAAGGCGCTCGTGCCGCTGACGCCCTTGAAGTACACCTGAAAGTCGGGGCCGACGGTCGTGACGCTCGTGGCGTCCATCGTCGACAAGCCCGTCAGACGAGCCGAGCCGGTCCATCCACTCAAGTCACCGGGAATCGTGACGAGTAGATCGAGCGAGTCGCCCGCGAGCAGTTGCTTCGGGCAGAGATGCGTGGTCGAAACGGTCACGCACCAGTCAAGCTAGTTCGCGGGGGCGGCGGGACTGGAAAAGTTCCACCTCTTTCGGGCTCACGCCGCGCGCTGATACCGCACGAGCGCCATGACGAGCGACTCCGGTTTTTTGGACCGCGCCCCGAATCGTTCCGCGAGGTGGTGAATGTGCTGATTGATGCGACTATGGCCGATGCGCTGCCGTCGGCGAATCTCGCCGACCGGCACGCCGTCGAGGAGTGCCTCGACAATCTCGCGCTGCACGACACTGAGCCCGGCCCATGGGTCGCGGTCCACAAAAGGTTTCATCGCCAGCCTTGGACGTAGCCGCCCTGGCGCCGATATGCGGGACGTGGAGGCAGGGGCGCCGGCATCGGGGCCGGGCGGTCGCCCGCGGCCACGGCAGGGCGGCTGGGGGCTTTGGCGCCATCGTCCTGCGCCTTCTGCGCGAAGATGCCCAGCTGATCGTAGACGCCAGCGCCGAGCAAGTGCAGGGCGGCCAAGTTGAGCACCTCGAGGTCGATGGCTTCGTTGCGGTCTTTGACGGCGCGGTACTCGCGCACCGGGATGCCTTTTACGCGCCGCACGAACGCTTTCTCGGCGGCGAACTGCTCGAGATAGGCTTCGTCGGCGCCCTGCGGGAAGTGCATATAGCCGGGCGTGCCGGGCGCGAGCAGCGAGAGGCGCGCAAAGACCACGTCCTTCGCGGTGTCCGTGCCGATCGGGACCACGCGCACTGCGTATTTATTCGGCTTGCCGGGCTTGGAGATGAGCGGCTTGCCGCGCACCGAGTAGCCCTTGGTGGCGCGCACGCCGCGGCGTTGCCGGGGTGCCACGAACGCATAGACAACTTGCGTCTGGTCGCCGGAGTCGATGCACGTCGAGCGGATTGCGAGCGTGCCGCCGGACTCGTGCCGGTACGCTTTGGTCAGGTAGGCGGTCTCGAGGCGCTGCCACACTTCGCCGTTCGGCTGGGAGGTGTCGCCATAGAGTCGGTCGTGCGCAATCAGCCAGGACTCTTGCCCCGCGCCCCAGCCTTTGATTGCCACCTCGAGGCGGTCGCGTTGCACGTCCACCGCGCAGGTCAGCACGCCACAGGCCGCCGGCACCTCCGCGGCGTAGGCTTCGCGCCGCTCTTTGAGGCTCCCGGTGTCGACGCCTTCGCCGTCGATTTCCCACGTCTCGCCCAGCATCGTGTTGACAAAGACGCGCAGCGTCTCGGGGCTCCGCTTGGCGTCGAGGAAGTCGTCGATCAGGGCGCGCCAGCTCGTCCAGGGCGAGTACAGCGCATTGAGGTGGAAGCCGACAATCGCCGCGCCCGGCTGCTCGGCGCGCCAGCTGCCGCGCGCGAGCATGGTCGTCTTCTCGCGCTCCGGAATCAGGGCGCCGCAGCCCTCGCACGCATAGGCGGCGTCATCGAAGACCAGATTCGCGAACTTGAGCACCTGCGCGTCGCCGCAGTGCGGGCAGGGGACATAGTACCGGCGCTGATCGCTCTGCTCAAACGCGGCCTCGATGCGGCTCACGCCTTTGATAGTCGGCGTCGAAAACAGGCCGACCTTGCGATTCCAAAACGTCGCCGTGCGTTTCCGCGCCAGGCTCACCGGGTCGCCTTCGTCGCCGGCGCTCGCCGGGTAGCGATCCGCTTCATCGGCCAGCACGACACGAATCGGCCGCGAGGCTAAGCCGGCCGCGGAGTTCGCGCCGACCATCGTGATGTGCCCGCCCGGAAACGCCTTGTGCAGGAGCGTGTCATCGGAGCCGCGGCGCCCGGACTCTTCTACCTTGCCGCGCAGCCGCGGCGAGGCGCGCAGCATCTCTTTGAGTCGGTCCTTGCTGAACGCCTTCGCCATGTCGAGCGTCGGCTGCAGCACCAGAATCGGGCTCGGGTCTTGGTCGATGAAATGCCCAAGCAAGTTGAGCACGATTTCGGTCTTGCCGACCTGCGCGCTCGACATTACGACCACGGTCTCGACCGCGGGGTCGCTGAACGCATCGAGAATCCCGCGCTGGTACGGCGCGCGATCGGTGCGCCACTGGCCGGCCTCGGCGCTCGCGACGCTTGAGAGGACACGGTGCGCATCGGCCCACTGCGAGACCGTCAGCCGCGGCGGCGGCCGGAAAATCTGTGCGCGCAGCCGGCGCTCCACGCTCCGCATCTTCTGCGCGCCTTCGAGCCGCGCCGTCGCCGGCTGCGCCGGCTGCGCCGGCGTGGTCGGGTCGCTCACGAGCGGAGCAAGCGCGTAAGGACAGGGGCGCGCTCGTGCCAGGTGAGCCACTCGCTCGGTGGGGGCACGGTGTCCGTGCGAGGGCGGTCGAGCAGGAACTCCAGTGCCTCGACAACATCGTCGGGATCTGTTTCGCGCCAGCCGGTCATGCCGCGATAGCCCGGGACGGCGCCGGCGGGCACGGCCACCATGCGGCCTTCGCGCATTGCGCACGGCCCAAGCTCCACAAGGAGGTCGCGGTGGCCGGTCGCGTCTGAGACGGCGGTCGGGATGCCGCAGCCGATGGTCTCACAGGCCACCATGTTGATTGCGCCCTCGGCACGATTCGGGAAAATGGCCGCATCGCACTCGCGCATCACATCGGCGACGTGACTCGGGCGTACCACGCCACAGTCGAGAAACGCCCCGGAGCCGACGCCGTTCGCCGTTGCCCAGGCGGTGAGCGTCTGA